TACGCCCTGCCGCTGGCCACCACGCCCCAGGCGCTCACGGCCGTGGTGTGCGACATCGCCCGCTACCGCCTCACCGGCGGCGCGGCCAACGAAACCGACCCCATCACCGACCGCTACAAGGCCGCCGTGGGCTGGCTCAAGGACGTGGCCGCCGGCCGGGCCGTGCTGCCCGGCGTGGCCACTGTGCCCACGGGCGGCGAAGGCGGCGTGGAGTTTGCGGCCGGCCGCCGCGTTTTCGCCCGCCGGCCGGAAGAGGAGACCGCGTAATGGCCGTCACCCTCGCCGGCATTGAGGACGCCATGCTGGCGCGCATCGCCGGGGCCGGGCTCAAGTACCTGCGCACCGCGGCCACCTACGCCGGGGAATTGGACGACGACCTGGTCAAGGCCGTCCGCTGCTTCCCGGCCGTGTGGATCGCGCTCAAGGGTCTGGGCGAAGGCCAGGCGCTCAACACCGCCCGGAGCGTGTACCGCGTGCCGGCCACGTGGGCGGTCCTGGTGGGGGCGCGCGCCCTGCGCAACGAAGCCAGCGGCCGTCATGGCGACAAGGTGAACGTCGGCACCTACCAGATGCTGGAGGACGTGCGGGCGCTTTTGGCCGGGCAGGACTTCGGCCTGGAGATAGACAACCTGCGGCCGGGCAAGGTGACGAACCTGACCAATTCCCGGTTCCAGGGCCAGGGCGTGAGCATCTACGCCCAGGAGTGGCACACCCGCTTCGACCTGCGCACGGCCGAGCGCGACACGGGCGCGAGCCCGGCCGAGGCCCCGCTGCTGCCGGAGCTGGGCAGCATGGGCATCCGCTACCACCTCATGCCCGATGACGGCGTCGCCGACGCCGTGGACCTCATCACCCTGCAAGAAGGCCGCGCGAGCGGCCAGGAATAAGGAGGACGCATGATCGTCAAGGCCGCCGCCGGCTTGCTGGTGCCCAAGGAAGGCCAGCCGCGCCAGTACATCACCGATTCCGAGGCCGTGGACGTGCCCGAAACCGCCTATTACCGCCGCCGCCTGGCCGAGGGCGACCTGGTGCCCGCGGCGCAGACCAAGGCCAAGGCCGCGACCGCGGCGAAGGAGTAGCCCATGGCCAGCCCGAACATCACCTTTGACCAGATCCCGGCCAGCATCCGCAAGCCGGGCAAATACTTCGAGTTCAATACGAGCTTGGCGGTGCGGACCCTGCCCGCCAACGAACAGGACGTGCTCATCATCGGCCAGCGCCTGACCGCGGGCAGCGTGGCCGCGCTCACGCCCACGCGGGTCTACAGCGACGCCGAGGCCATGGCCTACTTCGGGCCGGGGTCCGTGCTCCACCGCATGGTGCGCGCGGCCATCAAGGCCTACGCCTATATCCGGATCACCTGCCTGGCGCTTGACGACGCGGCGGCGGCGGTGGCCGCCCACGGCTCCGTGGCGCTCACCGGCCCGGCCACGGGCTCCGGCGTGGCCACCCTGCGCGTGGGCACGGACCTGGTGCAGGTGGCCGTCGAGAGCGCGGACACCGCCACCGAGATCGCGGCCGCCCTGGCCGCGCAGGCCGCGCAACAGACCGACCTGCCCGTGACGATCACGGCGGCCGAGGGCACGCTCACCGTCACGGCCAAGCACAAGGGCACGCTGGGCAACCTCATCGGCCTGGCCTTCGCCTGCACCGCCGCCGGCGTCGCGGGCACCGTGACGGCCCTGACCGGCGGCCAGGTGGACCCGACGCTGACGGACGCCCTGTCCGCCGTGGCCGGGGCCGGGCACACCCTGATCATCACGCCCTATGCGGACCAGACCAGTCTGCTGGCCCTGCGCACGCACCTTGACTTCGTCGGCGGCCCGCTGGAACAGCGCGGGGCCGTGGGCATCTACGCCACGGCGGGCACGCTCGCCGCCGCCACCACCCTGGCCGGCGCGGTCAACAGCGGCCGGATCACCGGCGCGTACCTGCGCGGGGCCAAGTCCCTGCCGTGGGAGATCGCCGCGGCCTACGGCGCGGTGGCGGCCAGCGAGGAGGACCCGGCGCGGCCGCTCAATACCCTGGCGCTCGCCGGCGTCGACGTCCCGGCGGTCGCGGACCACCTCATGCGCACTGAGCAGGAGACGCTGCTGCACAACGGCGTCACGCCCCTGGAGGTGGGGCCGGACGGCACCAGCGTGCAGATCGTCCGGGCCATCAGCACCTACACCGTGAGCGCCGCCGGGGTGCAGGACGTCAGCCTGCTGGACATCACCACCATCCGCACCCTGGACTACGTGCGCAAGGCCGTGCGCGAGCGCGTCACCCTGCGGTTCCCGCGTTCCAAGCTTTCCAGCCGCACGCCGTCGGCCGTGCGCGGCGAAATCCTGGACGTGCTCCTCAAGCTGGAGGAGCTGGAGATCCTAGAGGAAGTGGAAGCCAACAAGGCCGGCGTCATCTGCGAACGCGACAGCCAGGACGTGAATCGGCTCGACGCCAAGATCCCCGCGGACGTGGTTAACGGCCTGCATGTGTTCGCGGGCCGTATTGATCTGCTGCTCTAACCGCACGCCAAACTAAAGGGAGAAGCGCATGGCGCTGAAAGAATACCTTGGGGCCGTCATCCTGGAGATCGACGGCAAGGAATACGAAGTGGAGTCCGTGGACGTGGACCACAAGAGCGGGCGCAGCCTGGTCAAGCCCATGTCCAAGACCGGCCGGCCTTCCGGATATGCGGACGGCGTGGAGGAATGGGAGCTGAAGGTCACGGCCTTCATCCCCAAAAACGACGCCATGAACTGGGACAAGATCGTCGGCGCCAAGTTGACGGTCTACCCCGTCAAGGAAGGCGGCACGCGCACCACGTATCAGGACTGCGTGTCCATGAGCGACAGCGTGAAGTACCAGGTCGACGGCGCGGCCAAGGTGGACGTGACCCTGGCGGCCATGAACCGGATCACGGAGTAGGGCCATGGGCATGACCGAAAAAGGAACCCTGCGCTATGGCGTGGAAGTGGACGGCGTGCGGCACAAGGACTTCGAGTTGCGTCTGCCGACCATGGCGGACGTGGAGGACGCGCTGGAGGCCGCCGGTCCCGGCGCGTGCCAGGCCCGCGTAAACCGCATGACCTGGGCCCGCACCATCACCAAGCTGGGCGACCTGCCGGAGGACAAGCGGAAGCCCGCCGCCCTGGCCGAGCTGCTGGCCGGCATGGACGCGGACGAATACGGCCCCCTGTCCGCCGCGGAGGACTCCCTGCGAAAAAAGCTCGCGGCCGCGAGCGCCAGCTCCGAGACCTCCGCCTCGTGAGTTTGGCGCTCCTCCGGCATGGCATGAGCCTGGCCGATATCCGGGGGCTCACCGTCATCGAAGCGGAGCACTACATTGACCTGTTGGCCGAGGCCGCCGCCGGGAAGTCCGGCGGCACCCGGCATGTGAACCAGAGACTGCTGCACAGGAAGAGGCCCTAATGCCGGACATGGAAATGCAGGTCACGCTGAAACTGCGCGACCACCTGAGCGCGGAAAGCGCCAAGGCCCTGGAGGGGGTGCGCCAAGGCGTCACCGCCGCCGGGGCCGCGGCCGTGTCCACGGGCAAGGCCAGCCAGGAAGCGGGGCGCGCCGGCGTGGAGGCCGCCAAGTCCGGACAGCAGGCCGCGCAGCAGACCACGGCGGCGGTGGAGCAGCAGACCGCCGCCACCAGGCGCGCCGGCCGGGCCACCCGCGACCTGGCGCGCGACACCGAGGAAGCCAGGGCCAGGGCCGACGCCATGGCCAAGACCTTGACCGAGCTGGGCCACAAGGACCGCGCCGTCCTGGGGCTGGCCCAGCGCATCCGGCAGGTGGACCAGTTCGCCCGCCGGGCGGAACAGGGCCTGCTCGGGGCGGTCCGCGCGGCCGGCCGCCTCGGCCAGGGCATGGGCCAGGTCGGGGCGGCCGTGGCCGCCGGCGGCTATGTGGCCGGCCGGGCCATGGCCAAGCCGGTGGACTTTGAAAGTCGTTTAGCTGACATGGCCAACACCGCCTACTCCGACGAAAAAAAAGCCGGACGTCAAGCGGGCATGGGCCAGCTGCGCGGGGCCATTGACCTGGCCGTGCGCCAGGGCGGCGGCACGCGCGACGAGGCCGCCGAGGCCCTGGACAAGATGCTGGCCAGCGGCGCGATCAAGTCCGACGCGGCCATGCGCATCCTGCCCACCTTGCAGAAGTTCGCTACCGCCAGCGGCGCGGGCTCCGGCGAGCTGGCGGACATCGCCATCCGCGGCATTCAGCAGGGCTTCTTCAAGCCCGAGCAGATCGAACAGGCCTTGGACAAGGCGCTGGTGGCCGGCCAGATGGGCGGATTCGAACTCAAGGACATGGCCCGCTGGCTCCCGCAGATGATGGCCAACGCCGCCGGCATGAAGAGCATGGGCGGGTACGAGCGCCTGTTGGCCAGCGCCCAGGCCAGCGCCGTTACCGCCGGCACCAAGGACCAGGCCGGCAACAACCTGGTCAACCTGTTGCGAAAGCTCAATAGCGCGGACAGCGCCCAGGACTTCAAGAAGCTGGGCATTGATCTTTCCGGCACGCTGGCCAAGGCGCGCGAGAAGGGCATGCTGCCCCTGGACGCCTTCGTCCAGCTCATCGACCAGAAGGTGGTGGGCAAGGACAAGAAGTTCGCCGCGCTCCGGGCGCGGGCGGCCACGGCCCAGGGCGGCGAGAAGTCCGAAGCCATGGAAGGCATGGCGGACATCCTCCAGGCCTCGGCCATCGGCAAGGTGGTCCAGGACCGCGAAGCCATGCTGGCCCTCGTGGCCGAGATGACCCAGCGCGGCTATATCCAGAAAGTGCTGGGCGGCATGGGGAATGCCGCCGGCGCGGGGCAGACCAGCTGGGAAGTTAAAGCCGACACCAGTGCGTACAAACTCCAGCAGGCCGCCAACGAGAAGGACATGGCCGCCTCACGCGTGCTGGACCACGTGTCCGGACCGCTGGGCAATGCGGCCACCGCCGCCGCCGAACTGGCGCGCCGGTTTCCGAGCCTGACCACGGCCGCGGTCGGGGCCACCATGGCCCTGTCCGCCCTGGCCGCCATGGGCGGCGCGGCCGCGGGCTGGCGCATGCTCTTTGGCGGTGGCGCGGCCGCCGCCGGCGGAGCCGCCGCGGCTGGCGGCGCGGCCGGAGCCGCGACCTCCGTTTGGGGCCGGGCTCGCGCGGGTTGGGGGGGCGCGGCCGGCGGAATCGCCCGCCGCTGGGGCGGCCTGGCCTCCCTGGGATTCAGCGCCATAGACGTCATCGGCACGGAGATGGACCCCACGCTTTCCCGCGCGCAGAAAAACGCCGCCCATGCCGGCACCGCCGGCGGTGCGGCCGGAGCCTGGGGCGGGGCCGTGCTCGGGGCCAAGGCCGGGGCGGCCTTCGGGACCGTCTTCGCGCCCGGCCTGGGGACGGCCATCGGCGGCGCGGCCGGCGCGCTCATCGGCGGCGGCCTGGGCTGGTGGGGCGGGTCGAGCCTGGGCCGCAAGGCCGGCGACGTGCTCTTCGGTGGAGGCAATGAGCAAACCGTACATATCACTGGTGATTTGAAGGGGGACGGCCGTGACTTGTACGCAATATTTGATGCCCGCGCGCGAGCTGAAGCGCAGCGGCACTAGGGGTGGGCATGGCCTGGAAAGACACCTTGCTTCCCGCCAGTTTCCGGGGCGCGCCCTTTGAGGTGCTGCGCACCAGGGACAACGGCTCGCGGGCCGTGGTGGAACACGAGTACCCCTACCGCGACGGCGCGGAAGTGGAGGACCTGGGGCGCAAGGCCCGGCGAATCAGCCTCACCGCCGTGATTTGGGGCAAGGATTACGAGGCCGCGCTCCAGAAGCTCATCGCCGCCATGGACACGCGCGGTGCTGGCGACCTGGTGCATCCGGTGTTCGGCCCGGTGAAGGTCCAGCCCGTGAGCTGGGATATCCCGCACGACGGCGAACGCCCCAACTACGCCGAGGTGGCCCTGGAATTTGTCGTGGCCGCCCCGGACAACCCTTTCTTTTCGCGCGGCTGGCCCAAGGCCGACGCCAAAGCCGAAACGGCGCGCAGCGCCGCAGCCTCCGTGCTGGCCCAGGCCGTGGCCAAGTGCGCCTCCGCCCAGGCCATGGCCCGCGCCGGCCTGCGCGCCGTGGCCGAGCTGCGGTCCCAGGCGTCCGGCGTCGTCACCTCCGGTGCGGGCATCCTCACCGCCCCGGCGTCCTGGGCGGCCGACTTGGCCAGCCTGGTGACGGGCATCGTGGACCTGCGCAGCTTCGGCACCAGCAGCCTTTTGCCGGACTTCGCGGCCGTGTTCGCCGCGCTCACCAGCGCCATCCTGTTGCCGGCGGACTCCTCCGGCGGGTCCTCCAGCTCCTCTGGATCGTCCTCCATCGCCGCCGCCTACCCCGTCACCGAGGGCGCGGAGCTGGACCAGGTGAAGGCCCACGTGGAGGCGGAGCGCGCGCTCGGCGTGGCCGAGGCCGCGCAGCTGGTGCTGGAGTCCGAGGCCGAGACGCCCACCCTCACCCCGGACGAAGTGGAGGCCGTGGCCGCGGACACGCGCACGTTGCTCCAGACCAGCGTGGACACCTACCGCGAGGTGTACCCGGCCGGCCACCGCGAGGTGACGGAACCGCTCAAGGACGTGGCCCTGGCCGTGCAAGAGGCCGCGGCGGCGGTCATCGCCGCCCGGCCGCCGCTCGTGACGCACACCGTGGCCGGCCGCACCTGCCCGCGGCTGCTGGCCCACCGGCTCTATGGCGACCACACGCGCGCGCCGGAGATCCAACGGTTAAACGGCCTCGCCGATCCGAATTTTCTAACGTCCGGCCAGGAGTTGAAGGTTTATGCAAAGTGAGGACTCCATCGCCCTGGTCATCGGCGGCCATGAGCACCGCGACTGGGAAAGCTACGAGGTGGACTCGGATCTGCTCACCCCGGCGGACGGCTGGCGCATGACCATCAACCTGCCGGCCGAGGCGATCCCCGCCTATGTGCGGGAGTGGGCCCCGGTGACGCTCGCTTTCGGCGGTCGGGTGATCCTGCGCGGCCGCATTGATACGCTGGAATCCACCGTGGAGAAGGAACGGCGCATGCTCGCCCTTGCCGGCCGCGACCTGGCCGCCGTGTTGGTGGACTGCTCGGCCCCGGTGTTCACCGCCCGGCAGTGCAGCCTGGCGGAGATCGTCGCCAAAATGGTTCGGCCGCTGGGCGTCAAGAACATCCGCGTGGACGCGGGCAAGGCCGGTCGCGAAAAGATCAGCGTCGACCCCGGCATGACCGCCTGGGACGCGCTCCAGCGTGTTTGTGAAGAGGCCGGCTGCTGGCCGTACTTCGCGCCGGACGGGACGCTGGTCATCGGCGGGCCGGACTACACGGACGCCACCAACCCGCCCGTGGCCCAGCTTGTCCAACGCTTGGACGGCCGCGGCAACAATGTGGAGCGGCTGGCCGAACGCCGCGGCGTCCAGGAGCGCTACAGCCAGGTCACAGTGCTTGGGCAAAGCCACGGCACCGAGCGCTCGGCCGGGCAGCATAACATCCGCGCCACGGCCAAGGACAGCACGGCGGACTTCAACCGGCCCAAGATCGTCGTGGAGGCGGATTGCGATAGCGCCGGCCACGCCCAGCGCCGCGCGCGCAAGATCGTGGCCGACGGCAAGTTGGGGGCCTATGAGCTGCGCGCCACGGTGCGCGGACACCGGGTGCTCGGCGCGGGCGATACCTTGTGGACGCCGGGCCAACGCGTGCGCGTGCTGTCCGAGCCGCTGCACGTCGACGGCGTCTTCTACCTCATGCGGCGCACCTTTCTATGCTCGCGTGGCGCTGGCCGCGTAACGGACCTGACGCTCCGGCCGGACGCCTTGTGGCAGCCGGACGTCGGCCACCACAAGCGCCACAAGTTCAAGGCCAAGACCGGGGCCGGGGAGATTGTCGACCTATGATGCAGGACTTCATACGGTACGTGGACCGCCGGCTGGCCGGCATCCGCCTAGCCTATCGCGCGGTGCTGTCCGGCCTGTCCAAGGGCGCGGCGGTGCAGCTCATGCAGGCCGAGGGCCTGGCCGGCGAGCAGGCGCAGGCCATGGAGTTTTTCCAGCAGTTCGGCTTCACGTCCGGACCGCCGGCCGGCACCCAGCTCATCGTGCTGCCCTTGGGCGGCCGCACGGCGCACAGCGTGGTCATCGCCACGGAGCACGGGGCCTACCGCCTGGACGTGGCCAGCGGCGAGTCTTGCCTTTACAGCCAGTGGGGCGACAAGGTGCACGTGCGCCAGGAGTTGATCGAGGTGGCCACGCGCCGGGTGGTCATCACCGCGCCGGACGGCGTGAGCCTGGAGGGCGGCCTCACCGCCACGGGCGACGTGATCGCCGGCGGCGTGAGCCTCATGCACCACACCCACCCGGG